TTGAACGGCAGGAAGTCCTGCGTGTATAGTTCCTGTAGCGCCTTGTAATGTTTTAATTAAATTGATTTGATGGTCTACATTAATAAGAGGATATGTTGGATCAATTAACAATGTTACCATTTTGGCAGTTTTTTCTGCCCACATATCAGGTACTGCGGTTTGACCTCCAACTGCGCCCGCAACAACCATCTTTAAACCACGAGCTGTTATTTGTCTATCAAATACTGCACCATTTGAACTATTATTTGCTAAAGACGTGTCAACATAATCTGAAACAGTATTTGTCTGAGCAAACTCTGGGTGCGCAGGATCAATATGACCGTCTATTATTACAACGTCAACGTTTTTACCAGATGCTGTAATGGTTAAATCTGTTTGAACTAATGAGGTACCATTGCCACCCCAATTACTGCGATTTGTTTCTTCACTGTGGCGGAGCAAACCCCAGTTTAAATCATCAGGATCACTAGTCCAACTTTTATCAAACTCACCGTTTGTAATTGTATAACCCATTGGGACAGTTGTCAAATCAACGAGTTCAGCAAGCTCAACATCCCATACTCTAGGATCAGATTTAACTAACATTGCTTCTTCTATCGTAAGCATATAATGTGTGTTACGAGAAATTGGGCGGCGATGAGCTACTTCCATGCGTCTATGAGGAATGGTGATTGCACCACCTTCATTTTCCATATCATGGTAAAAATCGTCAAGGTCTTCTTTGTTATGAAGAGTGACAATCCATTCCTTAAGATCCGACATTTATGCCTCCAATTGGATAACAGTAAGTGTTACTTCAACGGTTGCAGTTGAGCCTGATAAGTTAGTTACTCGACAAGGGATTGTAGTACCAGGCGTTCCTTCAAAGCTATAACCGATTGTCCCTGGAGATATTTGAACGATACCTGCACCTGTTGTAATTACTTCAGCAATAACACCTGAACCTGGATCTGGGTCAGTTGCTTGAGTTCTTGATGCGTCGGCAGATCTTGCAGATGCGTGTGTATAAACTCTAATCCAAGCCGCACGGTCAGTTTCAATTGCAAGAAGTGCATAACCTTTAAATGCGTTTGTGATATTAAGATCAGCCGAAGCATCATCCGCAAGAGATGAAGTTGTGCCTACCTTTGTAGTACGAGAACTTAAACCGATACCACCACCGTCTTGAAAGGTAATCCCACCACTTCCGTTCGTTGTAAGTACTTGACCAGTAGTTCCATCACTAATACCTAAATCTAAAATTGTGGACGGAACATCAGCAGGTGTAAATACAAATGCGCCAGTGCTATCATTATAAGTAAGGTTGCCATTACCGCTTGCCGATCCAACAGTTAAACTTAAGTCTGTTGTAGAAATGCCGGTTAAAGAGTTGTTTGCCCAGTTCGAGTATAATTCATCGAAGTTGGAATTTGTCTTGACGAAAGCATTACGAAGTGTATCGCCTGTGCCGTCGTCAGGAACAGTACCCGTATTGATTACTTGCTTTGCCATTTTTGCTCCTGTCTTTTTCTATTATTTATCTACGGCTCTGTAGTCATATCTACCGTCAATACCGTTACGTCCGCGGTGTAATCTTGACGGTCCGCTGTTAATCCACCGCCATCTCCGGGAACAACTTGATTTGGACCAACAATTGGTGCACCACCAACTTCTGTATCCAATTTAATAATCTGATTAAACTTGTGAGAGATGCCTGCATCAACTGGTCCAAATGACATCTTTCTTTTGAATAAACTGTCGCCAAATAATTTTGTACCTGCAAGGTGAACAGTTCTTTTAAGAGGTTCTTCGTAAACAGCTTTAGAAATTGTACCTTTAATTTCGTATGAATATTCTTGATAATAATCGCTATCTTGAATCTTCATATTAGAATCAAAGTATTCAAAATTACCGCTTTCTTCTTCTGTCCAATATCCGTTTAGGTGTGAACTGTAACTTGCCCAGTAACCTGATGTGATACCTTGTGTATCAGCTTTTAAAGTAGCTCTTGCAACAATTAGACCATTATCATCGGTAAGATTTACAATCTCGCCATCCTGATACCCAAACCCTGACTCGTATACGTTTGCCGCTTTTATTCGGCCTGACGCAAAGATTGTTCTTGATTCTATTTCAGCAGATGTACCTAGTGTATCAGCGTCATAGTCTCGAGCAACATATTCAATTGCGTAGTCGCTTCCTTTATGATTAACTGGATTACCACGCTCAAACCCATAATAATTATAAGGTCTTACTTTAATAAATGATTCGGAGGCACTAATATCAGTAATAATACCAGTTACAGTTGTGTTTGAATTAATGCCAGTATTCGCTTGAGATATTTCGTCGCCTCTTGACATTGCTGCTGAAACATCTTCAAGAACAATAACCTGTTCATATCTATCAAACGCTGACATCTGATCGTCACGGGCAATTGTCCAAACATCGGTAACGTAATTTTCACCTGGGTTAACATTAACTAATGTTTCAATTGAACCAATATCAAAAGGAGATAAGTTAAATGCTTCATCGAGTGGAGTTGCTAGCGTAATTGGATTGGTATTACCCGAGTTAGACATTGGCTTTAATGCAGGCGGAACGTCATTATAATTTGAAGAGTCAATATCCACCGCAAGGAAATCACTGATCTTATCAGTAATCAAAGATACCGCTTGAATGTTAGTAATTGTTACCTTAACATCATTATTTGCGCCTGTGTCTGGATACAAAGGACCAGGTGACGAATCATTCTTTTCTGTGATTGACGTAATAGGACCAGTGTTTCCTACCGCACCTGCTAATCCAACTCTTGGTCTTCCTGGTCGGTCAAGAGCATATAATTGTGGCAAAGGATCAGTAGTAAATTCGTGAGATGTATTAGCAAAGTGAATACCGACCGCGAATGCAGACTGACCTGTTACAATACCAATATTAGTATTTCCTGTATCGGCGATGCGTTCTTCTAAAACAAAATCGAGGTCAGGGTTTGAAAGCAAAAGGTTTTGACTTGAAGCTTTTAGACGAGTTTCTTCAACGGTATAACCGAAGCCAGGATCCTTGATCGTATAAACAACTTGACCTGTAAACTCATCTTCAAGATCGGTAACAATTGCCTTACCGCCTTCGCCTTTACCAACAATGTTTAAAATTTCGCCAATTTTTCTTTCGGTCTCACCGCCATATCCTAAGTCAATTGTAAGTGCAGCTGCAGAACCATCAACGCGACCAAACGCAACTTCATTTCCTCGAATAGTTGTTTGTAAATCGTCATACTTAATAAAGTCACCTTTAACGTTTGAAATATAAACGATAGGTGTTAATGTACCATTTAATAAAACGAAATTGATTTTATCAACAGCGGCACGAGCTTCAGAAATACTACCACGGATGTTTTTACCAATTAGGTCCGCATACGTAAACTTATTATCGTCAATATCATAAAATACATTATCATTTGGAAATAGTTGTAAATAAACGCCTTTACGCCAATCGGAATCGGAAGGCTTAAACATTTGTGATGCAGGATATCTAATTTCAACATCTTCTTTATAGAACATACGGAAGAATAAAAGAATACCACCAGGTGTACCTTTACGGCGGTATAGATCCATAATGTTTTTAACAACAAAACGAACATCAGATTCTTCCAATAAAGGCAGTTCAGCCATAAACATTTTATGGAATTGTAAGATAAGCTCAGAAAGAGTTGTAGATACGTCTCGATACTCGAATAATCTTCGAGAATTATAATGCGACATATTTGTTTCTTCTTCAAGGAATCTATAATATTCCTCTACAAAATCAACGAGTTCCTGCCCATACTCTCGATAGAGTCCAGGAAATTGGTCTCGGATTTTGAATGCTATGAGCTTTTCTACTTGCATTACTTGATCTCAATCATTTTAACAGTTACATCGTCGTCGCGGACATAAAAGATACGGCCTTTAGGCGCTCTAATATCGTCAGCACTTGTTCTTGCAATAATTTTAATTTCAGAACCTTCATAAGAATCTACAATAAAGTCAGTTAATTTAACTTCGCCTGTTTCGTAATTTACTGTACCAACTTTTGGTTTAACAATCTGTGGGTTTGCCTGGTTACTTGTAACTGACATAAGATTGCCTAAGCCGTCATCTTGTAAAAAGATTTCTTGTGCGTTACTTGTAAATGTACCAGATTTAATTGCTGGTTTATATCCTTCAAAACCATTTGCAGATCTAAATGGATATGGCTTAGCAAGTTTTGCTCCAAACTTAAATGTTGGGTTTAGTTTAATACCCGATGCTGGCGAGTATGGAATATATGGGAATGCACAAACACTGTTTGAAAGAATCGCAACATCCTTTATATCAATTGCCGACGCAATGTTTGAAACTCGAAGTGTTTTATTAAAATCATCAAGATTATCAACCGAATATTTCTGAATAACTTGTCTAATAATTGATTCTAATTGAGCAGGGCTTTTTGTAGATTGTGCTGCACTATAATAAGCATCAACTTCAATATTTGCATATAAGAACTCAGATTCAATAAAGATCGGTTCAACAGCAAGTGGAGATTTCTCTCTTAAATAATCAATGTATGATGCTGCAAGCGACGCCGATAAAATTTCTGTTTCTTGTCCAAGATAAACCGAAATCGCAACCTTACCAAATTGTGGCGGATCTAATTCATCACCACCGTATGCTGACACTGAAAGAATTTCAGGAAACTTTTGTTTTAAAAGATTTTCATAATCTGTTTCTGTAACTGCACGTTCTTGAATTTGTAATGCTCTTGGCGCGTTGAAGCGAATGCTTTCAACCGATTCCTCGTCAGCACCACCTGTTGCTCGTGCGATTGTTGTAACCGTTGTCGTCCCTGTTGTTGTAAGAGAAATACTAAACTTATTAATGCCGTTTGCTTCTGCGCCTGATGTAATGCGATACTTAACTCGAACGTCTTCAATCTCGGTTGGCTGCAATCCAAAAATGTTTTTACCAAAATAAACAGTATAACGACCATCGTAATATGGTTCAACATAAAATACTTTATCGGTTGGACCAACACCAAAGATTGTGTCTTTACGAACAAATACGTTTCTATCTTCGGTCGCTTCTGCATCAACAAAACATTCAATAGAATCAGTATCAGCATTTTCGTTTGTTAAAATAACACGAAGAATACCGTCATCGTCAACAAAGAATCCTTCACGTTCAAAACTTGTTAGCATTTGGCCTTCATATAACGTAATGTTTTCGGATTCAAATGTACCTACGCCTGTCTTACGAAGAACGTGAGCTTTATTTGTAACAAAGGTAAAGTTCTGACCTTGAAAAGATGCGGCAAACTCTGCGTACTGAGGAATTGTAATTGTTTGACCACTAGTGATTGACGTATCTACAACTTTTACTTTAACAATTGCACGGGCAGAACGACGAGAACGAGGGAGATAATTTAATTCTTTTGCGTGCGAAATAACACTATTACGTAAGAGTGCAGAATCAATAAACATTTCGTTTATTGCCATATTTGTATAGAAGTTATTTTGGAACGTGTTATAAGATAGCACATCTAACAGCACATTCATGTTTGAACCTTCAAAGTCGTAGTCTTTGAATTTTGTTTGGGTTTTCATATAGTTTTTGAGCTGATTCTTTATCGTCTCAAAATCTAATTCAGTAATAGCCAGCTTAGCCATTTATCTCGTCCTCTCTAAGAATACGTCTAATTCTACCGGTTGCTCTTGGTTCTTAACAAAAAACTTTACAGTAACTTTGATCGCGTTATCATTTAAGTTACCATTTACAATTACGTCTATAATTTCAGCACGCGGCTCGTATATTTCTATTGTTGTTCTTATTTGCTCTTCAATTAATTTTAAACCGGCAGGAGTCATATTTTCAAATAATGCTGCGCGAATATTACCGCCAAGGTTTGGTTGCATTAATCTTTCGCCACGATCGGTTAAGACAAGATTCTTTAATGATTCTTTAACGGCATCTTCATTTTTAAATAACGCCAAATCATTTGATAAAGGACTTACGCTTAAATCCTTTTTAAAATCTGAATAGATTTCAATCTTTTTAGTTTTGGCTGTGACTAATGAAACTGTCATCTATTACGTCTCCAACTTTCGTATGTGCTGCGAGTTGATCGTGGCCAAGTTACAAACACGCCTTTTGGTCTTTTGCTTTCATATCCTGCAATAATGCCACCTATGTCAACGTGAACAAATCCTTTATTAGGATAAAATCCTGCGGCGTGCCAACCTGCTTCTCTCGCCATTTCCACAAATTCAAATTGTCGCTGTAAACTACCAGAACCGCTAAATGTTACGTCAAACGCAACACCTTTCATATGTAATGATTTTGATTTGCCCCCAACGCTTTTGTTATATTTTGGGCTACGATAGGCACTAATGATTGTTAACGTGGATCCCCACGATTCTGCCAATCTCATTAATTTAACTTTTGCCTGCATAGGTACGTACCGATCTGACCAAGCATCTCTGCCCATTTTTGTTGCAATGTTTGAACCAGGATTGATATAAAGGTTATTTACTGGCCCAGCTAATAATTGTTCCCACGTAGGTATACCATCAATTTCTTGATTTGTCAATGGCTCAGTTTCAATAACTGTTGGCGGACCACCGTTATTATCTGATTCAGTTGACGAATCGCGCGAAGCTTGCCTACAACGCTCCGCCATATTATTTATCCCTTCTTTACGGGCTTCATCCGAAACACGATTTGCACCAGCTTTAACAGCTTCTGCCGTTGCTTGTGCCGATGCCTTTTTTGTTTGTTCCGCAGAATCTTTAAAGTTATCCATGATTTGCTGAAGGCGTTCTTTAACTCCGTCAATTAGACCTTCAACACTAACTGCAAATCCACACATACGATATACTAAAAGTTCAACAGCTTTAAGCGATGGGTTGGCAAAACGCTCAACCGCATAGTCAATTAATCCTTCTACCTTTTTCAAAAAAGTATCTCGATTTTCATCGTTAAGAATTTCTTTAACTCTATCAATTTCAGCTCTGATCTTTTGTCTAACCGAATCACTAATTTCTTTTACTCGGGTTTCAAGATCGGAAATCAAAGTATCAAGTGAAAAGTTTTCAACCGCGTCAACAACCGTGCGCCATTTTTCTTTAATAGCGTCAACAATCTTTTTCTTAATTGCTTCAATCAATGCCTTAACTTTAATCTTTTCAAATGCCGCCTTTGCGAGATCTTTTAGATTTTTTAATTTATTAATTGCCGCTAACGCCGAACTAATCAGATCGCCGATTTTACCTATCATATCAAACAACGCCATAGCAACGCCATAAATGCTTCCTATTGCGCCACAAAAGCCACCCATAATACTATCAATCCAACTACCGTTGTAAAAATCATTTAGGTTTCGTAATAATTTTTGACGGTCAGAATTTTGTGCTTGTCCAATTGATGTTGGATTATACAAATAATCTTCCATGAATTGCGCGCACTCAATACCTGTAATTGGTTTACCTAATAATAAACGGTCATTTAATTTTGGATAAGATTCCGTAAATTGACCACGAAGAAAGGTATTTAAATTATTAGTCAAATCGTTTACAACTGTATTCCCATATCTTCTTATAAGAACTTCATACGAATTAGTGTCTAAATTTTCAACAAGACTTGCTGCGTATTGTTCCTCCAAAAATGGAATAGAATCAATTGTAAAACTACCGTTCTGATCTGTGAGGACCAATTGCGATGCCGCAGAAACAGTAGTAATATTTCTTTCAATATTTGAACTGTTATCAATATCGCATGGATTGCATTCGTTCTTACTCAAAATCCAGTACCTCCTTCATTTAAGCGTTGTGCAACTTTTTCCGCGCCTTCTTCATCACGATATAAAGTATTAACACCAGATTCAGGCTGAGCCCTTATTCCTGTATTTCTATCAATAATCATCCAATATTTTTCGCCTGTTGAAAATGCTCCTTCACTCACATAATATTGAAGTTCTGTTTCAGGCGGTGCATCATCACTATGGTCAATTGCTCCTATACCATCTTCATATAATGGAGGGCGATCCGGGAAATTAGGAGGCGTTGAATATGCGACAGGTTCTGGTAATTGAGGTATACCTCTTTCCTGATCTACGCCAGGTTGGAATAAAGCCGTTGGAATATAAATGGCAGGCGCCGCACTGAATGCTCCTGAAGGTGAGATTGCTAATCCATTTGCCATGCTTACAAAATCATCAATATTTACAGCATTACCTCTGATGTTTGTTTGAACACCACCGCCAACTCTTGTAATTGCGCCTTTAATGTTTACATCCGCGGTTCCTTCAACACGTGTTGTTGCGCCACTAACGTCCATTGTAGCAGTACCTGAAATTCGAGTTGATGGACTACTTAAATCAAGTGTTACACCAGAATCAATATTAGTAAATCCTGCGGATTTCATATGTAAGCCTAAGAGTGTTTTGATATAACCTGTACCGCCATCAACAGCCCAGTTAATAGCAGCCTTATCCCAAATCATATCAGATTTTCTCGACATGGTATCTTTTGATTCCATAATCATATTTTCTTCGGCCATCATACTTAAGTCGTTTGCGTTTGCATGAATCTTTACTGATGCCGCTCTAATATTTGCAGTCGTTGCTGCATTAATACTTGATTCTCCACCAACCGACATGATGTGATCGCCGTGGACCAAATGAGTTAGGTTACCCATAATCTCTTCGGTTTTATTTCCTTCAACCTTTACGTAAGCATTTCCTTTGATAACAACATTAGATGTTCCGCCAACATATACATATTGATTCTCATCGTTTATTTCAAACTTATCGTGAATTGATTTATGTTTCGTTGTTCCGCGCTCACCCATTTCAACATAAGACCCTGAACGGTGGTGAATAGTAATACGTTCAGCCCCATCAGAATCGTCAATCTCAATACGATGCTTTGCCGTTTCAATTGTTCGGTTAAATGGATACTGTGGGCGTGCATACGGTCCTGGCTCGCTCCAAGTATCTGTACCTGCAGCACCTTGAACATCTCGAACTCTTAATTGATCCATTTCGCCAACAAACGTTTCATCTAAATATTCACCGCGGTGTGTTTTACTGTTACGCGGTTGTCCAAACTCATTAGGACCCATTTGATTTTCGCAACTGCTTGTTGGATATGCGCCATAACCGTCTTTTTCAGGTTCAGGAACTTTTGTTGTGTTTGTAGGAATTAATCCAAGTACCATTGGAGTTTGTGCTTCACGCCCATCAAGAAATACTCCAAATACCCAATCGTTTAAATGTAAATGGAAATTTGGATCATAATTACCCCAACACACAATAGCCCAAGGAAGACTTTCTGTTGGAATCTGATCTATCGTACCATGAATATTAAACGCACGTACTTTTACTCGTCCTTCTTTGCGAGGATCTACAATTTCTTCAATCACACCAATAAAGAATAATGGGTTAACTAATCCTGACCCTGTCATCATTGTTGAACATCCTCTATATCTTGCTCTAAATCAGTACCACTCCAATTCAGTTTCTTAATCTTTGCCGCCGTTGTTAATTGCCCATCAACAAACGCGTGAGTTGTATCAGTAACAACATAACGACCGTTTAATTGTGGATTTAATTCTCCACCTGATTGAGTGCTGCCCATTTGAATATTTAAGTCAATAATTTTTCCTGGTAAAATATCAGCACGTCCTTTTGTTTCAATACTTAGGATAACATCATTCAAATGGCGGTGATATGCAATGCGGTTTTGTGCAATTGTTGAAAAGAATGTTTCGCCTTTAATACTTCCTGGAATATCTCCAATACTTGCATAGTCTTTAAATAAAATCATATCTAAAGAATTTTCCGGTGTAAACGTATCTTTAATAAATTGTTCGCTATGCGGTGAGTTTTCAGGCTTAACAATTTCGCCATCTGAATCTATAAACTTAGTATCATTTAAATAATCGTAAGTTGAGGTTGTCATAACACCTTTTACCAAATCAAGCTCAACCACGCGATTGTAATATGCACCTGAATATAAATGGTCGGCGGTATTACTACCACGGCTAACAATAACCATTTTATCAATTCTTTTCAAAGCAAGCTCAGGATCGGTTCCTTGCTCGGTTTCAAGCGCATAGAATAAATTTAATTTATCGTCTTTGCTTTGTTTGAAAAAATATTCGTCAGTGACAAAAAAGAATCCATCTAAACGTTCAAAGAATCTAAAAGTTTGCGAAGGAGTATTTGAATTATAAGAGCGTGCTGCCATAAAATTCATTGCGGCAGTTGGTTCATAATTTGGTATGATGAAATCAACAACACCTTCAGTATCCTGAACAATAAATGATTTGCCAGGATCATTAATTAAATCGTATTTTTTCGCATTATATGGAAGGCCTTCTGAATCGCCTTTGTTTGCCTTTCCAAAATAATCATTAAAGAAAAACGCTGCACCTTCGGAGATCTTTCCTTGCCAAGGCGCGGTTATACGTCTTTTGCTTGCTTCCCACGAAGTATAAGATACGCAATGGAGAGTAAATGAGGTGCCTGTCATTTGACCTGTAAAAGCTACGTTTCCGATATTATAAACAAAAAGCTTTAGACTTATTGCTTCATCCGTATCTTTTATTTTTATATTAAGTTCAAGTGTTTCTTCTGCGCGAATAGGTAATGTTTCTAAAAGATTTGAGGTATCTGTAACTTTAATTTTAACCATATAACTAAAGTCAGTGACACTCTGAACAATATGAATAGCTGTAACTAAAGGCCCAATGTCAGTCTGTGGCGAATTTGAAGGAGTGTTACCTACATCACCATTTGGAGGCAGATACGGTTTAAGTATTGCACTCTCAATAGTATATGATGGATTGGATTGATCTTCTTCGCTCATCTACTTATCTTGCTTTTAAATTCTTTTACAACAAGTGGTAAGAACCTTTTATCAATTAAAAAGATTTCTTTTTTGTTATCATTTTTTGCTTCTTCGTCTTCGTAAATACGCCAAGCTTTCCATTCATCAGGAATAATTCGTTTGATGATAATCTTTCGACCGGTTTCAGTACGCAAAATAACTCTATCTTCTGCACGAAGATAAATGGTACGGAATGATTCCGGTGCAAGTCTGATAATTTCAACAGCCATTAGTAAATAATACCTCCGCCGGTTCCATCCTCACCTGCGTCGCTTGCAGTTTCTGTAACTTCTTTACTTAAATCAACTTCAACGTCTGAGTTTTCAGAATCGTCAACAGAAATTACATTGTCTTCAAATACAGGGTCAATTTCTCTATAATAATAAATGATATTCTCATCAGATTCTTCACGAGTCCATTCAAGAATATCGTTTCCTTCTTTACCGCTTTCTTCACGGTACTTATCAATAAGATAGTTATTAAAATCTTCTGTCGCTTTTGGCCATTCGTGATAAGGATCCACGATGTTATTACTCAAATAAACAACCCAAGTATAATCAGTACTGCCATAATAGAAATTAGCAATATCCTCAGGACGTTCTCCTTCGTGGATTGTGTATGGCTGAAAGGCAAATGGGTTTGTTGTTACGCTCTTAATAAAACTATTTCTTCGAGTAATATCTCGAACTTTATATCCGTCGTAGTCAACAATTGGAAAATTTTCAAAATATTTTGTAGCCATTATGTAGATCCTCCTGATGTACCTTCGGCTGTACCTTGGCTTGGAATATTTTCTCCGTTTTCATTTTCGCCAGCTGTTGTTTCCGGTGGAGTTACCGCGTCTTCATAATCATCTGCTGTTTCAATATCAAGTTCTTGGAAACTCATCGAGAGTTCAACTGCAGCAGGTACGCCGCCTTTTGCGATTGCGGTAATACCACCACCGCCGCTATAATTTACCGAAACGTTTGAAACCATACAAGTTTTAAATTTCATAAAGTGTTCTTGATTAACGCCAAGCAAATACATATCAACAGTGCTTGGGAAATTCAAAAGAACACGAGGAATTCCGACAAATTCTTCAGTTGAAGGTAATGTGTTTCTTTTAATAGTACGAACAATATTACGAATCATTTCTGAATCTTGTTTATTACTCGGAAACAATTGCCAACTAAATGAATGGCTTTTTAAACCTACACCTTCAAACGTCAAAGTTTCTCGAGGGTTAACAACTTGGCCGAGTGCGGCATTAAGAGTACTAATTGCAGTACCACCCATTCCAGGAATGTTATGGATTTGGCTTCTTAACAAATAAGCAAGTCCTGCTGTCCCGCCACCACCTCTTGCATCTACAACACTGTTTAAAAAATTGCCTGCGTCTTCAAACATTTGTTTACCATCAGCGCCAGTTAAGTATGAGCCAATACCTTTTGTGGCATTAAATATATCTCCACCAATGTCAGCTAAACCTGATCCCAAATCACTGAGGCTTCCTTGTCCTTTTAAAAACGATTCTATTTTAGGATTTGATAATGCACCTTCAACCAAAGCATTGCGTTCAAATGAGGCGAGACGAATATCGTTTGAATCTGTAAGCTGTTTAGGGAAAGGCAATTGAATACCTACAGAACCATTCAACTCAATCTGCCGGCCTGTTGCGCGCCCTTTTGTGGGTTCTGACAATAACTCGCGGCGTGAATCAGCCCATTTTTTATATTCGTATTTTTTAAAGATAAGCAGAATCGAGTGCGGCGTTTCCTTTGTTGGAAAGACCAGCAAGTCGCTACTTTTACCACGTATTGACTTGCGGCGAGCAGCTTCAACTGAATTCTTGCTTACATTGGTGTTCTCAGCCATTAAAGCCTACCTTTTTTATATAAATATCTCTATGGATTATTTATACTGTAATAGTGGAGTGAAAGTTGGCGCATAGTGGTAGATTTCGTCCGAAAAACCCACAAAAGTACAAAGGGGACCCAACTCGGATTATTTATCGCTCTTGGTGGGAAATGAGAGTATTCCGAGATATGGATATTCATCCTGATGTATTATGGTGGCAATCAGAAGAAGTGATCGTGCCTTATGTATCGCCAATTGATGGACGCCGACACCGATATTTTCCTGACGTTATTGCACACGTAAAAACTAAGGATAATAAACGGAAAACTATTATGATTGAAATTAAACCGAAGGCTCAGACAAGGCCTCCAGATGTAAAGAATAAAAATACGGTAAAAGGTCGACTATCAAGGCGATATCTGAATGAGGTTCGTACTTGGGGAATAAATGAAGCGAAATGGAAAGCCGCTAAAAATTATTGTGCGGATCGTGGATGGGAATTTCAGATTTGGACAGAAGACCATATACCGGGAGCGAAATAAATGGTAGCAAAAGTATTTGATGATATATTGCTGAAAGGTATCCGATCTGGTGAAGCGCCAGGTCGTACAGCAGCAAGTCGTGAATGGTATCGGAATCAAGCTGCAAAGATTAAAAAAGGTAGAGTTACCGAAGCTCAATTAACAAGTGATAGAAACCGTCGTCGTGAAGAACAGGCAAATGGCAATATGTATTTCTTTGGATACGATGCAAAGCATAAAGGTAAGTTGCCATATTACGACAGGTTTCCGTTGATATTTCCAATAGGTCCAGCAAAAGGTGGATTTTATGGAATTAACTTTCATTATTTACCGCCAAGATTACGAGCACAATTAATGGATGCTTTATACGATACAGCAAACAACGATAGATTAGATTCATCAACAAAGCTACGTATATCGTATGATATTTTAAAAAGTGCATCAAAGTTTAGATTGTTTAAACCTGCTATTAAGCATTACCTTGCTCAATATGTTAGAACTCAATTTGTTTATGTGGAACCTTCTGAATGGGACATTGCGTTGTTTTTACCGACTGCTGACTTTGTTGGCGCAAGTAAGAATAAAGTTTATTCAGACTCAAGAAAGATTATAAGCGGATAAGAATATGTCATTTAATATTAATGAATTTAAATCACAAATGAATCGCTTCGGCGGTCCTGCTCGAACGAGTTTATTTCAAGTTCAATTTGTTGGTACACCAATTTTATTCGGCACAAATGCACGAGAGCGAGACCTAACATTCTTTTGCTCAAACGCACAAATACCAGGTATGACCGCGACAACTTCGGACTATTTGTCAGTTGGCGGAAGACCAAAAACATTTGTAACTGGTATGAATAACGAACCTGCAAGCTGTGTCTTTATGCTAGATTCTGACCATCAGATTCAAAGATTTTTACATGGATGGTTTCAGAAAGTTGTTAATTACAGTACAGCAGGTGGTAATCTATCAGAAGTTAATGGAATGCTACCGTATGAAGTTGGCTTTAAAGATGAATATACTTGCCGCATGATTATTCGTCATTATAGTACATATCAACCAAATCAAAATTTTCTTGAAAGACTTTTTGATCCATATTATTATGAAGTAATACTTGATAACGCATTTCCAACGACAATATCTCCAACAGATTTAAGTTGGTCTAATAGCGATTCGGCGGCAGTTATGGCAGTATCTTTTGCTTATGATAACATTTATTATGATGGTGAACGAGTTGGTGTCCCATCTAATAGATTATCACGTGGCTATGGTTTGCTTGATTTACTTACAACCGTCGGACAAATTAATCAGCTCGTGGATATTGGGTTTAGACCACAAGGTATCCAAGATGCAATAAATAAACTAAATCGTTTTAATAATACGGTGAATACTATAGGATTATAATGGAGAATTGAATATGGGCGCACCCTTACCAAAAATTGACTTGCCTATTTACGAGATGCTTCTTCCATCAACAAAAGAAAAAATCAAGTATCGTCCTTTTACTGTAAAGGAAGAAAAGATTTTGTTGGTGGCACAAGAATCTGGTGAACCTGAGCAGCAAATCGTTGCGGTTAAACAAATTGTGAATAACTGTTTGATTGACCGAGACGTTTCAGAATTTGCAATGTTTGACCTTGAATTTGTAATGTTAGCATTGCGTTCAAGATCGGTGGATAATAAAATTCCAATCAAGATTCAAGACGAAGAGACAGGTGAAAAGGTTGAATTAGAATTAGATCTTGAAATGGTTGAATTGGAAACTCACGATGAACACACAAATCGTGTACCAATTAATGAAAACTATACATTGTTTTTAAAATATCCAACCATTGACGAATTCATTCAAATTGCTACGTCTGATCCGAACGATCCTCTAACAAGTTATTTTATTTTGATTTCTTGTTTAGATAAGGTTGCTTCTGACGATGAGGTATTTGAATTTAAAGATTATAAACGAGAAGAAGTTGATAAGTTTATGGAAGATGTATCATCTGACGTTGTCCGAGGAATTGAAAAGTTCTTTGATACAATGCCAGCAATGAAATACGAAATTCCATATGCATTGAAAGATGGCACAGAAAAAACATTTAAGGTAGCAGGCATAAACGCTTTTTTTTCCTGATGCTGTGTCATATTAATCTAAAAGATTACTATAGAATAATTTTCGCCATGGCACAGCACCATAAATACTCTATAACGGAGATTGAAAATATGTTGCCGTACGAAAGAGATCTATATTTTGGTATGTTGACTGAACACTTAGAAAAACAACAGGATAGGTAAGGCAAATGGCATTATCGGCAGAAACCAAAGCAATCATTGAAACACTTAAAGCAGAAGGTGTTGCATTAAGAGAAGGTAACAATACCAACTCTATTGGGACAATGAATGTAAAATTAGATCGCCTCAGCGGGGTCTTGGAATCTGTCGCAAAAAGCCTTCAAGCACAAACTAGTGTTCTTGTTGATTCTGCCGCACAAGAAAAAGCTGCGCGTGAAAAGGCTGCATTGCAAGCAGAATTAGAATCAGTCAAAAAGAAAAAGAAAGAAGATGAAAAGAAAACCGAAAAGGTTGATCTTGCAAAGGAAATCAGATCTGCAATTCCAAATATGCTTAAAGGACTTCAGCGTACTTTAGGTAATTTCTTAATTGGTGGTATTGGTGCTCTTGCATTAGGTGGTTTCGTTACAGGTATTGCCGATAATTTAACAGGTGGTGGATTTTCTAAATTCATTAATGATTTTATCGGTGGAGACTGGGAACAGATTCGCACAAGCTTAGCTGAAGGCGGTTACAATTTCTCGGACGGCATTAACAAAATGCTAACCTTTACTACAAGATTAGCACCAGGCGGTGATTTAAACGAAAAGATTACAAGCTTTATTGATGCAATTGCTCCTGTCACTGCGTGGTTAATTGAAAATCCTTTATTAGGACTAGGCGCTGTATTAGCAGGTGGTGCGGCATTAAAATTTGCTATGAAAGCATTAACTCGTAATTTAAGAAGAACAGCAGTAAAACTGGCGGTTGGTGGTCTTGCTGCATTATCTACTGGGTTATTAGGAAAACCACCTAAAGCGGATGTTGATGTTGATGGTGCAAAAGCCAAAGCAGACGCTGCAAAAGCACAAGCCGAAGCAGACGCTGCAAAAGCAAAGGCAGATGCAGAAGCTGCAAAAGCAAAAGCAGATGCCGAAGCAAAGTTAAGAAAAGGACAAAAGTTAACTCCTGACCAATTAGATGCTCTTGCCGGCCGTGGTAAATATGCGACTGCCGTGGCACCAGGAGTAAAAGCAACTGCACCTGAGGTTATGTCTGAATCTCCAAAGAAAGCTAATTTTGCATTTACCGGTGACGATGGCACAAAATACGTTACTACACAAGACGGTGCAATTAAAAGAGCTGATAGCTCACAAGGTAGATTTATTTCTAATATGTCAGGTAATCTTGTTGATCTTGATAAATCACCTACTGTGGCTACTAAACCGCCTGTGGAACCAATGAAACCTGGTGACCTTGGTAAAAAATTAGCAGCGGAAAATAAAGGAAAGGTTGCTAAGTTAATTGCAAAGAAAATGGTTGGTGTTGCAGTTAAAGCTGTGCCTGTTTTGGGTGCCGCGGTCGGTGCTTGGTTTGCTGCTGTAAGTTTAGCAAAAGGTGATATCACATCAGCAGGATTAGAAGGCGGTTCAATTTTCCTACCATCACTATCAGGTGTACCTGTTGATATTATGGCAGTTGCCACAAGTACTTTCTTTGATACGTATGGTATGTCATACAATCCTGCAGATCCTGAGCACCGCGAGATGATGAAAGATATTCTCGAGCAAGTGGAACAGGCATTTGAAGATTGGAAGAATAAGAAAGATTTAGATGCACAAACAGCGTACGAAGAAGGTGACTCAATGACTCGTGCGGAAATGAATGCTCGTGCTGAACGTGCTATAATGGGTTATAATGAAATGAATGGATCTTATCTTGGTATCACACCTGGCATGGCAACTGGCCTTGGCGGTGTTACAACAAGAACTGCGCCTGCAGGATTCTTTGGTGGATTCCCATCAGCTGACGAAAATGCAGATTTCTTTGAACAAATGAAGCAAGGTCAATATTATGCAGGTTCTGCAGCAAACTTAGCAATGCACGAGCAACTTGCGGCGAAAGGTGGTGGCGGCGGTGGAACCTATAACGATAATCGCGTTACAAATAATGTAGTACAAGGCGGGGATACGGTTCAAAACAGTAGCGATGCTGCTGTTATACAATACGGCGGAGAAGGAAGTGGAACAAGACCCGGGATGGGTAGTGTTAATGTTCCCGGGTCTGTCCAGTAATATTATTTGTCGCCTTTATCAGAAACGAATGAATACATTTCTTTGGCTTTTGCCATCATATCTTCAACAGAATACATTTCTGTAACTTTTTGAAATTCTTCCATTTGCATCTTACCTTGCTCCATCATTTTTTCAGCAAATGACACGTTCATGTGATATTGCTGATCCATATACTCTTTTGCAAGTTGTAACATTTCTGAACGAATTTCGAATGGGTTTTTATTTGACATAATTAGTCTCCTGTGTATGTGTGGGTTACAAATATTCATTTAAGCTCTTTCTAAAGTGGAGGGGCTTTCACCCTCCTAGCTTTTTATTTATTCCGTTAGAAGTTCAGGCTCGGAAGAACCACCAATGGCGATCTTACGCGGTTTCTTTTCTTCAGGAATAACGTTCTCAAGTTCAATTGTAAGAATGCCGTCAACGAACTCGGCGCCACGAACTACAATTGTGTCTGAGAGTGTAAAGGTACGACGGAATTGACGAGCGGAAATTCCACGATGTAGATAACTTCCTTCTGTCTCTTTGTCTTCTTTCTTACCTTCCACTGAAAGAACGCCGTCTTTCAATTCAACATCCAATTCATCACGTCCAAAACCTGCGACCGCAATCTCAATATGATAATTGTCGTCATCAACTTTTACGATGTTATATGGAGGGTAATTTGTTTGACCCGGAGTTTGTTGGTGCATACGATCCAATACGCGATCGAAACCAATAAAGAAAGGGTCATTTAATAGGTTGGCAGTAATTCTGCGTGCATTCATTTTGCTATCTCCTTTTGTTTAAGCAAGATTTTAAAAATGGGAACCCGTTTGGCATTCCCATTATTATTTATAACACAATACTATGATTGTGTCAATAAAAAATTAACCAGTTGAGCCAAAACCACCGTTACGGTCTGTTTTTTGCTCTGGGCGATCTGTAGTTTCTACAAGCTCGTGTTGTTCTACAGGAACCAACATGCATTGTACTAAGCGGTCGCCATTTTCAATTGTAACTAAGCTGTCAGTGACGTTCTGTAACATCATATATGATTCTTCAACGTAATCGGAATCAATAATGCCAGTGCCGTTTGCCATTACAAGACCTTTCTTCAATGCAACACTCGAACGAATAAACATTTTTAAAACGTTATTCTCGGGTATGTCAAAGATTAATCCTGTCGGAACCAAAACGCGAATCCCAGGAGGTAATTGAAATGCGTCAGGATTTGTCCCAACGCCTTTCACAACAATAGGTTGTTCTCTGTTCCAAGAATTATATGATTTTAGGTATTGACCTTTGGTAATACATGCTTTAATATCAAAACAAGCAGATCCTTGAGTTGCGTAGGCGGGGATCTCAGCCTTTTCATTCACTTTATATACATTCATAATAATCACTTTTTCCCAATATTATATTTGGCCTCCAAAATCCATTGATCTTTTTCTTTGTGAGATAGGATTTTAATTTGATTAAGAGGAGCAACCGGATCTTGCGATTTAGCAGGATCAACGATTTCAATCAAATCCCATTCTTCAAGCAGGTTCACAATCGTATTGCGACGTGCTCGATCTTCATCTGTAAATGTATTGTTTTTGCCGTCAAGAATAAACAATTCTTTAAAGTGTAGAATTGAGTACTTACCTTGTTTGTGGAGAATGTGACAAGATTGATATAACTTCTTTTCCTTACGTGAAGAAATACCAATACGAGTCAGGGTCTCTTTGACCTTTAAAAAACTATCCGGCGTTGGAAGTCTAATTTCCACTCCGACTCCTTTAAAAATATCTTCAGTTTGCATAATAAGCAGCACCTTTTATTATAGTTATTATTTTTCATGCTGTTGTCCACCATGACCATCAGAATATTTATCATTTTCTGAATTTAACCACCGGTAAATAGCTTACTATGCACTTGTTTCAATTGATCCGCAGACAAAGCTTTTAGGTACATCTTTGCCACGGTACGATTACATTGATAGACCTGCTGAATTGCGTCAAGGTCTTTACTTTTTTCTGCTTTGTGCCATTTTGAAAACCGCTTGCGTTTGCGTAAGGCACTAAAGTAATAATCAAATTGAGCACCATTAAACATATGGGCACGTTGATTCATTTCATTGGCATGCAAGATAGTATCTTCAAAGTTAGCAAAGCCACGATTGACCATATACGGAATGTATTCCTTTTCGGTCAGTTCAGGATTATCCGATTCTTGAATAAGATGTTTCTTTGTCAGGGAAACGGCATTCATAAAATCAAAAGGTGTAAACTCATTCTTCGCCATTGTATATCTTCTCAAGTTCAATCAATACATCATTGAATTCCATTGCACAAGGTTCACAGGCTGTCATCTTATGAGGACCTTCAAGGGTATCAATGTTAATTGTATAGATCTCTTTTTTGTTTAACTTTTTATCGCAAAAACCACAAGTGTGTTTCTCGATAAGACGGCTCATCCATTCACTCATACCGAAATATCAATCGTTGAGTTTGGTCGCTCAGTAGGAACAAGTTCACCGCGGCTGTTATAACGAGTGTATTCATGCTGTACGCTTTCAACCGATGTAACACCAGATGCCGTTTGAAGATGCTTTGTTTTCTCGACGACAACCTTATCATCTCGTACGACAATGGTTGAATAAGCACTGGTTACTGTGAATGGCATAATACCATAGATTTCTGTATTCGTCATTTGAAGCTTGCCTCCATCATAATTTCGGTTAGACACGCAACCATATTTATTTCAAGGTCAGCAACAAAGTTAGCCTTATACATATAATCAGCAAGTGTTACGATAAAACCAGGTTGTGAACGAAGTTCAACCTTGTCATTTGCCATATCATAGATACGACGAAACATTTCATTCATATCTTGATCTGAATTCTTTGCAACCCATTTACGCATTTCTGAAAAGTTCTTTGCCTTTAACAAACGGAACAGTTCATCAACTGATTCTTGTTTCAGGTTAACAAAGATACCTTCGTCAATACGACCTGATGCTGCATAGGATTGGAGTTCAGTCAATACACGACGGAAATCAGGAAAGTGCTTTTCAATAACTTTGGCAACTACCTTGTTATCGTATTCAACGTTTTCGTTATCAAGAATTTGTAGAACACGTTTATAGAATTGAGCTGCCATCTTCGGACGCTCGGATTGCTCGATTGTGAAATCAACTTCAGACAGTCGAGAGCGAAGAGGAGCAATTATACGATTCTTAAAGTTACAAGTAAAGATAAACCCACAGTTGCTTGAATATTCTTCAATAAAATTTCGGAGTGCGGGCTGAACATTTGCTGCGTTGAGATAGTCCGCCTCGTCAAAGATGACGTATTTTCTGCCACCTGATAAGGATACCGCTGAGGCATACGTGGAGATGTCATATCGGAGAGTGTCGATATTGACGTTAAGTGAACCGTTTTTAACAATATAATCGCAGCCAAGTTCATCGAGCATAGCTTTTGCGATAGTAGTTTTGCCAACACCTGGGCCGCCAGTTAGTAATAAGTTTGGAACATTGTCATCAGCAACGAACTTTTGAAACATTGCTTTTGTAGTATCAGGCAGAATTGTATCATTAATCTTTTGCGGACGATATTTTTCTACCCAAAGTACTTCGTTTGATTTTGCATCAACCATTTATTCACCATTTTCATAATATAAAAAGAAATCATTTTTGTACGCATTTTAGCGAGCAATGTACAACACTCGGGTGATCTAACACCAATCGAAATACCTTACCGCAGGTAACGCATTTACGAGTTTTAATAAGTGGGGCCGAAGCCCCACCCATTTCTTTAGTTGACTTTTTCAACTACTTTATCCGCCATTGGCGCGTCCATCGGAACATCAGCTGGTGCCATTTGGCCTTGAGCCTGTTGACCCTGCATTTGAGCCTGCTGGTTGAGGAAGACCTCTACTTTGTTGCGTAGAGTACCTACACCTTGAAGTTCACGGCCTTCAAAAGCACCGCGGCGAGATGCAATATCCACGATCTGTACGAACGTGGCAATATCATTTAAAGACAACTGAACAGGTTCTTGCTGTTCTTGAGCTTGTCCGTTTTCAACTTGATCATTCATGAATAATCATCCTTTCTTGTAAGTCGACTTTGTATCAATAGCAACGAAATATGTCGCGCTATCACCCTTAAACTCAGAGATACCCTTTGCGCAAAGAGTAACCTGATAGTCCTGCGGAAGAAGTTTCAGGTTATCAGTTTTGATAACGATTGAAAACTCATCAGCAGTTTCACCAATCTCAATTCCGTAATCATCAGCATTTGCCGAAGAAGTATCTACAGCCTTGAGAAAGACTTTGCCTTCCTGACCAACGAATGCAACCTCCGTAAATTGAAGTACACCTGCTGCTTTCACAACGGACTGCAAATCATCCCATGTCACATTCACCTGCACATCCGCAGAAGGAATCGTAATCTCCTTATCCGGCGGTGTGTGAATCATGGAAACATCTGCAAAGGCATACTTCGTACGACGCTTACCTTCGGTAATCACAAAATATTTATCTCCGAATTCCACGTCCGGCGCCTTGTGGAGAGATAAAATTGACAAAAATCTTGATAAATCGTAAACGCAAGCAGTACCAGGAATTTGATCCGGGATAGTTGCTTTTGCAACAAGCGTTTTCTCAGGGGTAATGGTTTTGAGTTCATTACCAGGTTGCATTAGAATTGACTTATTGATAGCACTAAAGCTTTTCAAAATAGTCAGAGTTTGTTCAGATAATTGCATAATATAAAGTAACTCCTTTGTTAGATTATCGGTTTATTTTATTACGGTTTTTCTTTTTTGTCAATGGTTTTTTATCACCTGCGACAGATTTATTTTGATAAGCCTTCTTATTGCTTTGCTTATTTGCAGTTGCAGTCATTCCTAAGGAACCGATAGCACCTAAGGATCCTTTGAAGATATACGTACCAATATGCTGCAACTGCATCCATGGGCACATCCAAACTCGAATACCGATCTCTCGAGCCTTCTTACAGAAGAAGTAGTCCTCGGACAGATAGCGTTTTGTTACCGGGTCAATAATACAATCAAAGAATGCTGTAATCTCTCGAGACCCATCAAACGCATCAGTACGAACGTGGTCAGGTTTATAGCGATACTCAGGATATGCTTCAGCAAACTTCTCAAGGACGTCTCGAGGAATCAGCATGAACCCCGTGCCTGCTTCTGCAACCTCAATTGGTTGGCCAAGGTTAAACTTGGTTTGACCACTTGCGATTGGATTGAATACGTAATCAGCAGAGAATTGTTCAAGTTGGAACGGATTCTCATCGCCAGCACCTGCCTTGGCTGCTTGATGAACCTTTTCCCACGCAATTGTTTTCTTAGGATAAGGTCCTGTCATAATCTGATAATTGTCAGGATCCGTAATGTTCATAGCAAGAAGCGATAGAATATCTCGAGCATTAAATCCAATATCAGAATCAATAAACATTAAGTGAGTACAACCTGAGCGCAGGAATTCGTCAACCACATAGTTACGAGCACGTTGAACCAAACTTTCATTAAATAGGAAATAGAATTTTAGATTGATTCCATTTGCAGCGCATAGCATACTCAAATCAGTACAAGATTTTGTAAATGTACCTGCGCAATTGCCGCCATACATCGGCGTTCCTAAGAAGATAGAATACTTGCGGATTTCATCAATTGAAACCTCGGTTGTTTTAGGTTTTTGCTGTTCTTCCATTAAACTTGCTCCATATCATTTTCTGCTCGGGTGATTGCTTGAATGCGTAATACATCAGCAAGAATATCCCACGAACTATCGTGTGCTTTAAAACTTGATTCCCACAATGCTTCATCAGCCAATGGATTGAACCCATTCTTTTTTGGGAAATTCAATTTTGCGTCAATAAAGGTACGTGTATCTCTCACTCTCCAATACTTAAGGTATTCTTCCATATGCAATAGCTTATCTTGAGATTGGAATAGCCGCCCAAGGATAATTGGATCAAACGTATTAGAACGAGACCACCAAAAATCAATCTTAGGACTATTGATTAAAAAGTTTTGAAAATCCTTACAGAATTCTTCAACAGTCAAATCACCATCCTTTGGACTAATATGCCTACGTACTTCAGGAGATTGCTCTTCCCAAAAGGATACCGTGTCTTTATCAATCTCGTATCCGTAGTTTTTGACTTGATCCATTACTGACAGCTTAAAGCGCCGTGTAAGATTAATATCTCGAGTTGTATATGGATCGTTGGACAACATCTTGTCCCAATTGAATACCATAACTGAACAATCAATTACAGCACATTTTTGAGCATCCTTACCGAAGGTCTCAAAGTCAATAATGAAATCGTTTCTCAAACCAAAAACTCCTCAAGTGTTGATATATTAATATTACCACAAGAATCGTATTCTGTCAACTCTTTATGATTGTTTTGACGCAAATAATTTCCTTCCGACATCTGCAATTCACCACGGATGAATTTGCCAATCTCAGTATGGATATCTCGGCTCGTAGGAACAGGTACGTTTTGAGCAATATGGTTTGCTTTTGGCAATCCACCAACAAGTTCAAAGTCGTGTGGGAATCCCATCATATGCAATGCTTCACGAATAGTCAAAGAACGCATCTCCTTAGGATGGATCGTGTCATTCATATTCCGTCCGATAACCGCATTCATAACTTCATCAAATACGTGGACCGAACCATCCCAAATACCTTTGTTCATGGCAAACTTGTTCTTTGCATGAGTCGCAAGCTTAATACCTTTTTCGTTATTTGTTTTCTCAAACCAATGAAGGGCATCGTCAAGCAAACCGTTTTTCATAATGTAATTGAAAGCTGTAATCCTGCCGGCGTCAATCATAACCTGTCGAGCATCTTGGTTTGTCGTACTTTGAATATATTGGAAATACGGTTCCTCGGCAAGATTCTTGTGAATAACTAAATCTTGTTGAAGAGCATCAGAAGGTACCTCATTCAAATGCTCAAGGAAGGTTTTACGATCTCGCTTATACCAATTCATAATAGGTGCGGTTTCAGATTTCCAACCAACCGCAAAGGTGCGGTCTCGAGCCTGCGGGATTCCATGATATTTGGTAGACGTTTTATAAAGAGATAAACTGTATCCGCGTTCTTTACAAATTTGATACAGTGCATCAGCTACAGGTTTGCCTTTGTTTGTAAATAATGCAGGAGCGTTTTCAACCACAACAGCCTTTGCGTTAAAGTCATCAATTCCTCGAGTAAATACCTCATACATCCATTCGTTCTTAGCACAACCTGCACCTTTTGATTCCGCTGATGTTCCTGTATTCAATTGAGATAATGCAGCACAAGGAGGAGTACCTGAGATAACGTCAATCTGGCGACCGGGCTTTGCTTCAGTCAAATCAATGTACTTAATATCACGTCCTTTGACATTTTGCTGATAGTTAACGTAATGACTATCGTTAGCTTCAAAACCTTGGAATGAGTAAATTGCTTCAGGTGGTTTTCCAAACGCTTTTTCTGCCCCTAGCATTTGTCCACCAATCAATGGGATAAGAGGTGCCCAAGTAATATCTGTCATTTTATAATCCTATATTCAATTTTCGTTCATACGATAAACAAGTATCTTTAAAGTATTGAATGAGTTGCAACCGCACCTCTTCAGTCAATTCTTTGATCTTATCACCTATAGATGAGTATTCAACTGTGATTTTATTTATGATTTCTGGACTGATCCCAAAACTCTTGACAAAGTCATCAGTATGAACATCCGACGTAATTAATGGCAAACAGTCATTATAAATTGATTCCACAAAGCGATATATTGAAAAGTGTTTCAAATCGTATGGAGGAATCATTAGAGTATATCTTGAAGCACGAATGTTATCAAGATATTCATCGCGATTTACAAACGTGTCAATTCCAAGTTTCTTATGACGAATAAACAGCTTTGCATCAACCTCGTTTGTGTGAATGCTTGACATTACATCATCGTATTGCTTTTCACGATGTTCAGTCAATGCTGTAAACCCAAAGCATAGATCCTTAGTCTTCTCAACTTCATCGTCAAAGAATGTCATAAGACCTTTAGGTTCCTGACTCAAATATGCTTGTAAAGAATCAAGTCTTTTTAAGTTGTAATCATGCCAATCGTATCCATGGTAACAGTGCAATTCGTGTGGCTGATAATCAGTCAATTGATGCAATGTATTTTCGCAAGGATCAAAACAAATTTCGTGTAAAGGAATCTTACGTTCTCTCGACATTTTAACAAGCTGTAACAAACCGACAAGAAATGAACCATTCGCAATAAAGTTCATTTGATTTCTTGTCTTTAGCATAGCATTGAACTTGTTCTTTTCTCGTGTCAAACCTGACGCATCAGAAAGCATTCCACCAAAAACAACAATTTGAGCAACATCTTCAAATTGAGAAATCCAATCTTCACGTTCAAGGAATTCGTACCAAGAATCGTAAATTGGTTTAGGATTTGTCATACACCGTTTATAATCATCAATATAGCAAATCATTTCATCAATGCGAATACCTGCAACCCTTTCAATGTATTCAGCATTTTGTGTATTCTTCTTAGGAGTCCATAAAATAATCCTATGGCCTTTATCTTGATATTCTTTTAAAATACACATCTGCTCAATCAAAGATTTGGTATACTTTGACGTAATAGGTCGTGTTGTGAAAAGAATAATATTAGCCAAAGAAACTCTCCAAACCTAACATAGGTTCTTCTTTAACAGCAAATTGTGTCAAATCTGGTGCAACATAGTCTGAGTCAATTGCTGACATAATCTGATTATTTAAAAATGAGCCGTCGTAATATTCAGGTTTAAGAATTGCAGCCCGGATGCCATTCAATACTGTTTTGTACTTTTCAGGATTTTCAGACAGCATCTTAACTCGCTCTGCCAACTCTTGAGGAGTTTTTGGTCTAAGGAATCCTGGAATATTCAAATGGTTTTGCTCATCGTAAGTTGGATGTAAGAAAGGAATAACTCCGGCATGGATCATTTCAATATACTTTGAAGTAACCCAACCTTTTTTGATTGGAATGATAAACGTAAACTTAACATCTTGCAGTTTGCTTTGCAGTTCTTCAATGTGTAAAGAACCTTTGAAACGATTATCTCCTTCAACCACTTCGGACCATTTTCCATAAATCTCAACATTATCGTTATGGTCAAGAACCCATTCTTTAAGCATTTTATAACGAGACGGCTTGCCTTCATTCAATACAACCATGAAATCGGTTTTGCGATCTGTATTGACTTCAGTGGGATACTCGTAATCAAGACAGAAGGCTGTTTCCATACCTGCATATACCGACGGTACTTCACGAATAATCCTTGTCTGATCCTCATACGAGACGATAGTGTTTGATTTATACGTATAGTCGTATTGGCCCAAAGAGATTGAAGGCATATGAAACATATCACGAGATTGATTCATAACGTAACGTGGATCGTTAACGATTTCAACATAATGCGGTTTCTGTTCATTCAACCAAACAGCAAGAGGAGTAGCATAGCCTTTTGTCATATCAATAACAGAAGCAGGTTTGCCGTCGTCATCATTTACTTTTTTGATTTTGTTTGGAATTGTAACAGTACCAACTTGACCTATCATCATAACGGTTGTGTCAAGCTTGACGTCATTCTCTTTAAGGTAATTGATAATCCAACGATAATAGCTATCATCATACTTGCCTGGGCGTAGCTTTTCTCCACCCCAAATATCAATAACGTTATCATACGGAAAGATTTCGTATTTTTCTTTTTCGTTCAATTGAGCATAATCTGATCTGCCAAGCAAGTAAAAGGTTTTATCGGGATTACGGTTTGCAAGTGCACGAATAGTACAGCTTGCTTCATTATCACCACCGATAGGAGAATACTTGTTCTTACGAAACTTTACAGATTTACCCAATTTTGCAAAGCCAATATTTTTCATTTGTCCATCCATTCTATAAACTCATCTGGGCGCATTGCCTTGTCATCAATGTAGTAAACACCGTATGGTTTACCCCACACGATTTCGTCGTAGGGAACGTTATGGCGGTCAAGCCAATTCTTTGTACATTCTCCGACATCTTCAATGATTTTATTTATGTCCCCATTATGTGTAAGCATTCTGCGAGCGGTATGAAGAACAATTTTATAACCGCGTTCTTTTGCTACCTGCAGGCTTTTAATCATTGGCTCGTTAGGTACTGCAAGACCGTATTTTAATGATGTCTTGGTTTGAGTATGATTAGGAAAACATATGGTATCGTCAATATCAACTATGAGCGTTTGCGTAGTCATTGATGTAATTTCTCATCTTGTTCTGTCTATCAGGTGAATCGTAATGCAATTTAATACAGGTAGCAATAAGCAATGCACCACCGTCAATGATTTCTTCGTAATCGTCTGGATAATATTTAAAAATCATTTTGCCGAAGCTTTCTGCTACATACGGAGGATATTTATGTCCTGATACCATTTCACCATACCCGTGGTACAGGTCGTGAGATAGCTTACAGAGGTCATACATATGATCGCCACCACAACCAATATGATCGCCATAAGATCCTCGTGGATCAAGTAAAGTAATGCTATCGTTGTATGGGTTATAAAGAATATTTCCAAAATGCAAATCACCGTGCATTGCCGATACAGGTTTGACCTTTTTCAAGCAACGTTCAGCAACATCACGATAAAAGAAATCGTCATCTTCAAGACGTTTTTCTGTTTTATCAATCCACATCTTTTGAGCATTCTCATAGAAATCAGCAGTAAACTCAAGCGTTGCTTTTGTATGGAAATACTTTTGCATAGTCACGATTACCTTTTCAATCAAATAGTCAATCGTACTATTAGAAAGGTCTTCGTGCATAAGAAGATCGGACAAAAGAGTGCCTGACTCGTAAGACATTGATAAGGCATAATCGTCTTTGAGAATTTTAGGAACAAGCATACCTTGAAGAGGGTTCAAAGATTCGTACCAATTCTTTTCGTTCATAATCGTTTTGACGGCAAACGGATCATTCTCTTTAGGATTCTTTGTGATCGCATTTAGATCAGGATAATACTCAAAAGAATTGAACTCACGAGCTTTGAATGTTAGAAACTGTGCGCATGTTTTATGGTATGTGGCAATATCACCAATGTCATACCATTGCACTGTATTGACACGCATATAGTCATTAGAGTATAATTCTAATGCGTCAGAAATATCGTATCCATCTGTTCCTTCAAAGGCATCACAGGCTTTGAATCCGTTGGCAAAACTGTATAGACCAACGAGTGCGGATGCGTTAGGAATTGTTTCATTGGGCTTATTATAAAAAGAACGACCATCCCACATACACCATGCAAAATGGTCGTGAACATCCTTGGTCAGTAAGAAATCCTTACCTAAAGGTAGATCTTCATCAAGGATAATAGCATCGCCAAGCCAAACGACTAAAGGAGCATTGATATTGCTAAGTTCAGAGATACCTACACGAATAGCATCACGAGGACCATTCAAAGATCCTTGCTTAACGCACTTGATGTTATTCCACTTACTTTTCTTTGCCCATTCGCGTATATCATTATGCTTGCCGTCTACAATGACGATTTCGCCTACGTCAGGTGTATTCTTGTAGATGGATTCAATAATATACTCAATGGTTGGCTTGCCATGTACACGAACCATTGCCTTTGAGCAATTTGAAGTTAACGGTTTGAGTCTTGTTGCCTCACCCGCTGCAGGGATCACGACATTAATCATATTCACTCCTATCATTACAAATACATTATATAACTATATATGATTTTTGTCAACTAAAAAATGGTGACCTCAACGCCCGCTTCTTGAAACATAGGAAACGATTGAGCATTAAATAC